GAGCTGTTTGCCGGCCGTTTCCATTGCCGCCGCATAGGTCCCGGAAATTCGCGTCCCTGAATCCATGACGGCATTCATGCGGATCTGCGATTTCTCCGCTTCGGTAAACGAAGCTACCGCCCGCCCTGTTGCTGATGCCACCTTTTGGTAAGCGGCCTCGAAGTTGACGTTGATGCCGATGGTCCTAAGCATTTCGACTTGTGCGGACTGAATCCCGTAGACAAGACGCTGAAAGGCTTCCGAGGAGTTGATATTGCCGATGACGGCGGCATCCTGAGCGACGCGGGCGAGCTTTGAGGATTGATTAAGGTCGAGTTGTGCTTGCACCATGCGGGTGAGTGATTGCCGGGCCTCAGACATCGAAATGCCGGTTTTTTCCAGCCCCTTTACAAAGGCCTCCATCTGCAGGCCCGTATATCCGGCGTTGTTCCCCACCACCCGCATCACAATGCCGAGGGTTTCATACCGGGCGGCGAGAAGGGTTGCTTCATTAATATGTTCTGCCAGCTTGTAGAGACCGTATGCGGCGGCAAGTTCCTTGAGGATCGGGATCAGACGCCTGTAGCTGTCTGCTACTGAATCGGTAGCCTTCTCGACCTTGCGGGACTGCTGCTCCAGTCCTGAAAGGTCGCGGGTTGCGGAAACAATCTGTGTTGAATCTGCGCGAATTCCTATCGTGGTGATATCTGCGCTCATTTCTTCAGTGCCTCTGTGAGGTAAATCCTATCCAACGCCTTCAGTACGTCCACTTCCCATGCCGCGAGGTTCGTCCTCGTGAGTTCGGACCATGCCTTTATATCGCCCCAAAAAATCGGCTTTGGTCCCGCTTCTCCGTAGTCGCGTCCTCCGGCCAGGTCACAGAAGTACTGCCAGAGGTAAAGAATGGATTCCGGGGCTTCTACCGGCTCAAGCTGGGGCGGGGTCTGGCCCGTTTGCCGCCTTACGCTTTCAAGGTGATCCCGTAGAGAGGCCCCGTCCTTTTGCCGCTTATTCAAGCTGAATTCGTGCTCGGCATACCCCAGGAGCCCATATCCCGGAAGGATTGTGCCATCTGCTGCATCCTTCCGGGACGCCTCACCTATCAGCGATTGATAAAATTTGCCCGGTCACCGATGGCGGTGTCAACCTGCTCCCGAATCCAGGGGAACCGGGTGTAAATGTCAACCGCGTTCTCTTTCGAGAATGCCAGTTCATTTCCGGACACGGTCAGCGTGGTCTTCTCCGGCTCCACGACCTTTCCTTCCTTGTCCTTCTTCGCCAGAGTCCTCCAGCCGCGTGTGCAGGAGGCGAGCAGTTCGATATTGTCCTGCTCGATCTCCTCGATGGGAGGGGTCGCATTCGACCGGAATCCACCCTTAGTGAGTCGGGCCAGCCGCTTTTTCGACTGAGCCCGGCTCACCCTTTGGAATTCATCCGAATCTTTTCCAAGGAGATTGATCTTGATTCCCAGGTCCTCGTTGGTCGATGGGTTGTAAAGTTCGACCTCAAACCCCTCATTCGCGCCCTTTGCAGTATCCAATTTCGCTAAATCCATGATGCTCCTCCTCCTGTTTTTGTGGTTGTTTACGTCAACGTCGAATCCTGAATGCTCAGGGTCGTTGCCAGTTTATTTGTTGCCGTGGCTCCGGTATCCCCGCCGCCTGTCGAATTGAACAGAGCGACAAAAGGCAAGGTCTGGACGATTCCCTTTTCCCCATCGTCCTTGGTTGCGCCGCCAACCTTCACACGAGGCATCGTGAAGGCCAGGAAATCAGCCGTCGCGTCATTGCTATCGGTGAACACCGCATTGATGCTCACCTCGGTCTCGTTCTCGAAATAGTCCCGGAAGGTGGCATCCTCGAAAAAGACGGTCATGTTGCCCTTGACGACGACCCGGCCATCGAAGATATCCGGCTTCACGTTGGACCCGACAACTGGCTCGCTGGAGAGGTTCCCGGCAACGTCAAAATCCAGGCCGGTCAAAAGTGCGACCTTTACGCCTTGGATATAGATGGCCCCGTTTACGGCCGCCAGAACGCCGTGCGTATCCGCCGCCAAGACTGCGGAGAAATAGGGAGCGGCCCCCGCTGCGTAATTGGTGTGGTTCAGGCCCATCATGGCGAAATCGATCGCTGAAAGGCCGGTAGGCGGGAGCTTGACGGCCATGCTGCTAACCTTGCAGTCCCAGAAGACTTCGGACAGATCCACGTCCGAGAAATTGTGCTCGATCGAGAACCAGTCCTCGGTATGCCCCGACTGCGGCGTCCATATCTTTTTTCCAACGCCCGTTGCGGTCACCGCGTCACCGGCGATCTTTGCCACCACCGGAGAACCGTCGAGCATCGTCCCGGTCATCACGAGATCGGTCAGTGCCGTAATCAGAAAATTGCGGTCGTTATTTCCGGCCCCGGTTGTGGTCCATCCGGTCCATCGAACCACGTCGCCGACCTTCAGGCCGTCCTGCAGGAAGGTCGCCGTTGCCGCTGAGGTGAACGTCCCGGAGTTTCCCGTCGTGACAGCTGCTTCAATATCGGATTCGGGGCCGCCTACGGGAGCTGCCACCCACGCCTTGCGGAGGATCGCGGCCATCAGTAGATTGTAGGTGCCAGGGGAAAGTTCGCCAGACAGTGCCCCTTCGACCGACTGCACACCGTGACGGAAATCGGCAACCTGCCTGTCTGCCCGGATTTCATTGCTCTGATAGGTTTCCTTTGTCATGTTCAGAGTGCTTGTCACGCGCCGCAAATACTGAGCCGTTGCAAGGTTCGCCACGGCACAGGTCCCTTTTGCCGCCTGGGGGGCTAGGACCAGTTTTTTTTCAACACCCGATGCAGTTGCCATGATATTTCTCCTTTTCTGTTATGGATTTATGCCAGCGAACCAGCGTATTTTCACCGGGACATGCCACCTGTCCCCATCAACCCGCCCCTGCCCGATGTCCGGTGTTCTCTCGACCCGGACCGTTACCGACCCCAAAACCATCGACGTACCCCTCTTGAACGTCGTCCTGATCAGCTCCGCCTTTGCCTCCGCCGTCCCTGCCCCCGCCTGTAGCGGGTAGAAGAGCGATACCTGAAAGATCCCCAGCGCCCGGTAGAATCCATCGCCGAGGGTGGGGTTGTCCGGGGCCGCGCACATCAGAAAAGCCGCCTGGTAGGGAGTCCCGGCGACGGGGGTGAAGGCTACATTTTCCCAGGCGGTACTGAGGGCAGGTGTCATGCCGTTCAATTTCGATTCCAAGGCTGCGCGAACGGCCGAAAGACTCATCCCTTCACCTCCTGCGCGACCCGCGCTGCACGATCCCGTCGAACTCCTGCACCGTGAGTGCCACCATGCCGTTCGGCGCCTGCCGGCTGTGCCCGTCCTCGAGGGGCTGGATGTACGGCACGGAGTTGGTGATGAAGTGGACAAGCCCGCCCGCCTTCTCCGGTATGCTGGCCCCGATTCGCCCGATGGTCGCTTCCCCGTTCTTGTCCACCCCGAGGACCTCGGAAACTACCGGGGAGCCTATCGCATGCTGCCAGTTTGCCCGAGCATGCCCGCCAACGTAGCCGGCCGGGGGTTTCTTCTTCCAGTAGCTGGCATCGCCCACGGGGGTACGCTCGACAAGGCGCGTCCCCACGTCGAGCACGGTCTTCCGGACAACGGCGTCCATCTTCCCGTTCGTCTTGGCTGTAAAGGCCTTTATGTCGTCAGCGAATCCCATCAGGTGATTCCCTCTTGTGACAGTATCCGTAAAATGGTCTTAAATATCTCATACAAAGGGGGCTCGTATGGAGATGCGTTTTAAAGGCTGCATCGTTATCGAAGGGGACCAAGGAAAATTTCTCAAACCCGGTATCCCTTACACATTCCAGCAGACGTTCAACGACAACGGAGAAACCAGGACGTTTACGAGTATCGTTCCTTACTATCGGCGAAAGCTTAGAAGTGGTGGCGTTAAGATTTATTTTAAATGCCCATCCGCCACGCCTGAAGAGCTTTCCCATTTCTAAGCCCTCAAATTGCAGTCATAGAGAACCGCCGTTCCCGCAGGGGAAACGGTCTTAAGCGGGGCAACGATGATGTAGACCACCCCTGCCGCGTCCGTCACCGTGTCCCCGAGTTTCGGGGTCGTCAGGGCCGCGCCTGCGCTGTTCAGCGGGGAAAGAAGGAGGCGCTTGTCGGTGGCCTTGATCAATTCACCATCGATGTGCCGGGCATCCCACTCGGTCACTGCCCCGCTTCCCGTCTGCGTCGTGGTCGTATTCGTGATCCCGCCCGTTGCCGGGTTGTAGGTGCCGGGAGTGACGGAGGTGAGCGTCACGGCCTGGCCCTTGGTGGACATGAGCCGGTTCGATGTCTGCTGCAGCCGCTCGTAAAAGGTCATGTTCTTACCAGCCCCACAGAGCACCCGCCACCGGCCCGGAAATACGGAGAAAGTAGGGAATCAACGGCTGCATATCTCACCCGCTGCGGGGAGTTTTTGTCATAGGTGACGGCAATCGGTCCCACCTGTTCGGAAAGGACCGCCTGATTCTGATCCGCCAGAAGTTCAGCCGTCGCCGCCTTGAGTGCCAGTTCCGCACAGGCCCGCTTGACGGGTTCGGGGACAATGTTGCTCGCCACCAGATTCGAGTATTCGTAATAGATCGATGGAGAGACAGCCGCGACGGGCTCAAGGTAAACTTCACTCCGGGGCCAGTCGAGCGCCTGCGTTGCCGATCCTCTCGTCCCCTTCCACCGGGAACGGTAGGCCTGGATCATATAATCCGTGGCCTTGCGGAGGCATTGTTCCCGGATCGCATCAGTGGCCAATGCAGCCCAAGCGGAATTCCCCCTTGCCGTATGGTAAGTAGAGGCATCGGCAACGCTGATATAAGTCTCGCTGTCCGCCTTCCCTGTTCCATCCTCAACGATGATGCTCATACTCTTTCCCTTGCCTGCTGAAGATCTCCCCGCCGGGGACTATGGCAACCGGGTGACGGTGCCCGAACTGCCGGGAGGCGCGGCATGTGCCAGAGGGCCGCCCGGCGGGGAGATCAGGGTTTCCTGATCCTCACGCAAAAAAGACATGGCGCCCGATCGCGGCAACCACTTTCATCTTGTCATCCCAGGCGACTGCCTTTGCTCCCATTTCCGTCGCATACTGACAGCAGTGGGCCGCCGCGATTTCCGGTGTCCTGGGGACCTTCCCCGAGAGGAGCCCTGCCGCGATCCCATAACAGTCGTTGAGGGCAGGATCGAGGGCCATTGCTTCATCCCAATTTTCCGCAATGTGCAGGAGCCGCCCGAAGTTGGGATCGTTCTCCAGGAAGCAGGAGAACTGCCATTTTTTCAGGCAGACCTCCGGGATGGTCTTTCCGTCCCAATCGCGGTGATCTACCCGCTCAAGGATCACCGATCCCACGGCGATCTTGCCCGCGTCGGATTCCCCCCGGGCCTCACCGTAGATGGTGAGGGCGAGGATCTGGAGGGGGGCGAGCTTCTTGAAGGATTCGGTTTTCATTTCCTCAGATCCACCTAATATTTCAATTTCATGCCGGTGCGGGCCTCACACGACCCTTCCAACCTCGCCACCCTCTGTTCCGTCTTTTCCATTCTGCCAAAGAGCGCCTTGATGTCGTCGCGGAAGTTTTCCAGCACGGCAGAGGTGGCGTTCATGGCCCTTGTAAGAAACACGCCGATGATCGAAAGGAGACCGCCCATGATGATGATTGCCACGGATACCAATGTGATTGAATGTTCTGCCCAGTCAGGTTGAGGTTGCATCATCGCCATCCCCTCGTGATAG